CTATTTTGCCATTTGACTAAACATCACATCTAAATTGTCAAAATGATGTTTGATTACTTCACAATTATTTATTTCTTCTTCGTCTAATCCGTAGCGATCCATAAGCAAATCTAGAAATTCTCTCATTTCTCCATGTGCTTTATTTATTCTTTTCACTTCTTCACGAAATCTTTTCTTCTTTAAAATCCCCATAACAACGTTCCTTCCTTAATATAATTTTTATAATCTTATGAAGTCCTCCCGCCTGTACCGCGCATACAGCTTACGCTGAATGCTTGTACTGGCGTCCGTACTCTTCGGCGGTCGTCTTCAACGCTTCTAAAAATTCCATAAAGTCTTGGCGTTTTTCTGGAACTTTTACTGGCGAAACCATTGCACTTGTATCATAAATTTTTGAACCAACAACAAAAGCTTTCTTTTTACTTATACGCATTCTCTTTAAATAACGTTTAGATTGAATATCATACATCGTATAGTAGAAATATTTTTTATCGCTTGAAACTTTAACAAGAACGTTCGTAATACCTCGTATACGTGCATCTAAATCATCAAAACTAGGCGAAGCAATAAACAACGTACAACGTAATTTTCGAAGATAATACGATACTTGAGAAAAGAATTTAACCGAATTACTCGAAAAACTCCGAGCATCTAAATCAATGTGAGCTTCATCTAAATTTAAAATTGTAGATTTTTCTTGAGCAATATTTTTAAAATGTTCTATTTCAGTAAATGGCTTTGAACCAACTACGCCATAATTGCTATACAATACGCAATTACTTTTCTGTTTAAAGTGGTGTGCAAACAATGTCATTCCTAATGTCTTACCGCTTCCAAGAGGACCTTCAAAAACCATTACGTTCATGCAAGTTCATTTCCTTTCACTACTTTTGCACTATTAGCTGAAAGTGATAATGATGGATTCGCATTCGCTTTCAGTAAATGACTTAATTTCGCATTACCTTTAATTCTGTCAAACATAGTTAATATTTTTAGAACCTTTTCATAGAAGGCAAGTGGTAAACTCTGTTTTTTCACAGAGATAACATAATCAGCTATATCTTTACATCCATTCTCATTAAGCAATAAGATACCTTTCATTTGAGATGCATTCAAAGGCACTGAATTTTCCTTCATGTATTGAAATAATTGAACCGTTTCAATACTTTCACTTGAAGTATCTTCTTCTAAAATTTCTTCTTTCATTATGTCTTGAACGTCTGGTAACACTTCTTCTACAACTGTTTTTTCTAAAGTCACTTCACCCATTCATTTCACCCCATTATTTAAAAATAGCTAGTAAAACAATAATTACCCATGGCATAAAACCAATTAAATCAAATTGTTTTTTTCCTGTTTCAAATTCAAAAATCCCTTTTAACGCACTAGATCGTCGTAATCTTTTAATATTTTCCGCTTCAATTCTTGCCGGTTTTTCTAAGTTATAAATGTGATACACATAACCATGATTATCATCAAGTAATCTCAATTCATTATCACGTGGTAACATGGCTGTACTCGTTTCTAAAATCTCCGAATCAAACGATATAACTTGTTCAACTACACATGTACCCTCTTCCTTAATAATTAACGCTCTATGTCCTTCAAATTGTGGCTGTACTTTTCGTTTCGTTTTAGCTAACATTTCAATCACTCTCTCTTTTTAATTCCATTTTCTTTTTAACCACATACAAGGTAACACTATAAATAGAAATACAGATAAACAAATTGCACTTGATAACTCAAACATTGCATTAAAAGCCTGCATTTTTAGCTCTCCTTTTTCGAAGTTGCATCACAAACTAAAATTAATAAACAACTAACGACTCCCAATATTAAATAAATCATTCTTCTATACCTCTAAAGAATTTCAATGTATCTATTACCATCCAAGAAACAACTGTTGTAACAAGTATTAATAAAATTGCTTGTCCTACAATATTCAATATCATTACCACCATTTCACTGTATCTTTAAATCGAATAAATAAACTACTGTAAGTCATGATGATATAACAAACAAAATATACGAAAACTAAAGCAAATAACGTCGTTATAACGGTTGTCCAACCGTATAAATAAGCAAACACTCCAAGGTAATCACTAATTCGCAAAGGACGACTTGCTGGTACGCTTAAATCATTTAAATACTTTGCCATTTGCGCAAGCCAACCAAGAACAGGATTAAATATTGTATCAATTAACGCATTCATTAATGATGACCACCTCTGAATAGATCCATGAGCTTTTTAACAAACAAGTACCAAATAAAACATGTGACAACCATCGGAACTACTGTTAACAAACCAGTAGGAAGTAATATATCTGTCGCTGTCTTAAATCCCTTCATCGAAGCACTAGGAAAAAATACATTCCCACCATCAAAATTAGGTTGTACCCATAGAAATAAAGTTTTAAAGAATCCCGCTATTACAGCACCTAAAAACTGAAACAAGGCAACGAATAATTTTATAATTGCTACTACAACTTGAAACAGCTTTTCTATGAAATAAAAGATTCCTTTTAAAAAATCCAGTAAATATTGAAACGGTGTAGCTAAAAAATCAATAAACGTTTTTAACGACTTTATAACCGATTCAAATCCACCTTTTAAGAACTTAACAAACTTCTCCATCATGATTGCTTATAACCCACCATAATCCTTCTAATGCTTACAGCAACAGAGAATGTAATCATTAATACAAACGCTAGAAATAATACGTTCTCTCCAGCATGAAATGCATACTGGAGAAATTGTATTAAGTCCTTAGATGTAACTGGTTGTATCAAACTAAGCACCTACCTTAAAAATAACTTCTTCGTGTTAAACGCAACAATAAACGCTAATGGAATAGCAATACTAAACGCAACAATAGGCCAAATTCCACCGAACCAATTTTTAATAGATACTATTAAATCAGTGAGACCAAAATTAAATGCAATATCAGGTATTACTTGCACTTGTGGAATACCTGGAACAGAATTACTCAAATCACTTTCTACATTCCAAGCCGATACAGATTTAATCTGAACTTGATACGATTGTCCATTCTTTAACCCCTTAATAGCATAAGAACGCCCTGTAACAAGCGAATCATTCACTTGTTTACCATCTACAATAATGTGATAACCTTTAATTTTTACACCTGCATTATAATTCGTTAAATTAACAATTAAAGAACCATCTTTTGGTGTAACTATTGGACTAGATGGTTTAGCTGGCTTTGTTAAATCAGGAGCCTGTTCAGTTTTAACTTTATACTCAATGCCTTTTGATTCTTGATTACCACTAGGCGAGACAGAAACAAACTTATAAGTATATTCAGTTTCAGGGCTTAAACCCTTATCAGTAAAATATTCAGTTTTAACATCATTGGCAATTACTTTCCCATCCCTAAATACTTTTACATTACTAAAATTTTCAGTTGGAAATTTATAAGTTAGCTTTACAGAATCATGTGTAACATTTTCTATTTTTATATCCGAAACATCATTTGGTGGTGGCTGTCGATATTCAAAGAAATTAAGATAATTCAAAGTCAAACCATCATAACTGTATGCTTGAAATTCAACTTTAGAAACTCCTTTTAAAACACCTTCCACAAAACTCTTAGATGTTTCTCCTTGTTTAAAAAGGAAATCCTTCGAATAAATATTCCCTTGATAATAAACCCTTACTAAAAAACTAGATTTCATATTAGAAATAGAATAAGAAAACCCCGCAATATCAACTGGCTTTGAAAATTCTAATCTTCCATTTCGTCCTTCATTCACCAAACGAAGAGGGAATCCAGTGGGATCATTACGATAATATACTTTCCCGACAATCTTATCCCCTACATACTCTGGTAATTCCTCAGCAAATACACTTGTATTACTTACAAATAAAATCCCAAATAATACAGGCACTATTAATAAAAATTTCTTTATCCGCATTTTCCATTTACTACATGCCAACAAAGTTCACTCCCCTCGTCACTTGGTTTCATCTCTTCCCAAGGAGCCATTGGCTTATCTTGTTTCATATCATTATCTTTTTTCATTTCTCCCTCCCGATCCATAGGCTTATCAGGAGTCATTGGTTTATCAGGCTTCATGTCTTCCTTTTCCATTGGCTTATCAGGAGTCATTGGTTTATCAGGTTTCATGTCTTCCTTTTCCATCGGCTTATCAGGAGTCATTGGTTTATCAGGTTTCATGTCTTCCTTTTCCATCGGCTTATCAGGAGTCATTGGTTTATCAGGTTTCATGTCTTCCTTTTCCATTGGTTTATCAGGCTTCATTGGTTCTTCTTTATCCATATCTTTTTCTTTCTTCATATCTTCTTCTTTCTGATTATCTTTATCTTTACAAACATCCCCCCAACATTCGGCGGGCTCAGGAGCAACAGGAAGTTTGTCAGGTGGTTTCTCTTGTTCACCTTCTTTAAAATGCTCTTGTTTGTCTTCAAAAGGCTTATCAGGTTGTTTAGGTTTATCAGGCTTTATGTCCTCAGGAAGAACAGGTTTAATCGACAAATCCATATCGTCAGGAATTTTCAAATTGTCCCTAATATCCTTAACAGCATCCGCGATTTCTTTTGTGTTCTTTGCTATTTCATCGGTGTTCTTTTTAATCTCACCTGTATTTTTAGCTGTTTCACCCGTATTCTTTGAAATTTCATTTACTGCACTTGTAATTTTATCTAAAGCTTCTTTAATAGCTTTATCAGAACCACCACCTTCAACTGGTGGTTTATTATCCTCTTTTGGTTCTTCTATATCTCCTGAACCACCTGGTTTATCATCAGGAATTTTTTCATTCACACAAATTCCATTATTTTCTCCATCTTTGTCTCGAAAATCCTCAGGATTTACATGTTCTTCAGGAAGTTCATAATACTTTGCACCTTGCCCCCAATATTGAGTTACTCCAGTACCTTCAGCATTTTTAGGAAATCCTTTAATTTTAAAACGAACATATCCTTTAACTTTCCCATTCACAAACACGTAAAAAGCATATGTTCCATTTTCTTTGACTTTAATATCAAACTCATTTTTCTCTTGTGACGGCCTAGTCCATTTCACTAGTCCAAAATTAAAACTACAATCATTAACAAGCATCAACTCACTCAATTGAAACGTCACTACGTCTTTAGCATCACTAATCTTTAACGAAAGACTGTAATAACCGCCAACAAGCCCTTTATTTTCTATGGAAACCCCTTTACTTCCTACCATTTGAAATGATGGCGTATCAGCAAAGACAGGAACTGTACGGAAAATAATACAAAATGTACATAAAAAAATTATGGCTGCTTTTTTCATATCAATCCTTCCTAACAAAAAATAGCTAGGCGATCCACCCAGCTATTTGATTGTTTTATTAAATTTATAGTTAACTTCTTGCTATTTAAGGAGTGATTTTTGATGATTAACGAGTAAATAAATCTTTAGTGTTAAACGCTACTAAGAACGTTAACGGAATAGCAACAGAGAATGCGATAATAGGCCAGTAAGCGCCTAACCAGTTAGTTAAACCATTTGCAACATCTGCAAGATTATAAGTTAATGAAATTTTTGGCATTTCCAAAATAAATTCCTCCTAGTTAATCAATCATCAAATTTGTCTTTTACTAAATGCGCTACGAAAAATCCGAACAGTATCCCAAACAAAATGACTAACAATGGCATCATTGTTGACCAATTCATATGAAAGTTACCGAATAATTGAGACATCGATGGTCTGAATCCAAATTCAGGCATTGAAATCAACTCCTAAAGGTGTTGTACACTTTACCAATACAGTAGATAGCAAACGCCCCACCAATGAATAAATAGATCACTGGTAACACTGAACTAAACATGTTGAAGGCATACTGCAAGATTCTTCCCACGTCCATGCTAAAACTAATAGCCATCACCCCAAGCTTTGACGGTGGTGAACATCATTATTACGAACACAAGAAAGGTTATAAAACCTAACGAATATAATACAACTGAATTATTCATGAAGAACCAATACAACATATCTAGAAACGCTAAATCATTCATTATCTATCAAACCGCCAATCTTTCAGCAATGTGAACACGATAATTAATAAAAATGGTAATCCAAACAAGGAATATTGATTCAACAAGTTTTCTAAATTAAACTCGATCATCGTAAAGCACTCCATATCCAGTTGAATGTCAACACCAACAAGATTAACAATAACAAGAAACTAATTAACATATCACCATAGGTAAGTGTCTGGAAAACTGCAAAACTACCATTCTTAGTCTGCACTAAGTAATTAGGCATAATTTCCGAAATAGTTTTGTACAATTCATTTAAATCGATTTTATCTATCATAAAATCACTTTAAAGCTGTAAAAGGAAATTCCTCTAAAATATTAAAATCAGAAATTTTAGTTTGAATACCACGAGGAGACATATTAAAAGCAATAATAGCTTCAGCAACAATTGGATAATTCAAAGAACTAAACTTTTCTATAAACTCTTTTCTAAAAAAGACCTTAGAAGGAAGATATCCAAAACCAGATTGCTCACTATTATCAGTTGTAGTTAAAAAGTGAATATTAACACCTTCGATTCTTTCATTATTATCATTTGTGAAATCAACTTTCTTACAACCTGTTAACATTACTTTCATTAATTGCATATTTACACTCCTTAGAATCTTTTTTAGTCATACAATGTCGTTTTATGTACACCTTTGTCATACATTTAATTATAAGAAAAACTAGAAAAAAATTCTAGTCTTTTTTTAAAAATATATGGATTTTTTAATGTATTAGACTTCCATTATAAAATAGAGTAAAATTATTTTAGACATTTTTCATTATAAATCTTTAAAAATTCTTTGAAGTCACGAATTGGGAAATTTTCTATTAAGTCTAAATCCCCTTTCGTGATTTTTTGTTTGCCCTTATTTTCTAAGTAACTAGCAAACTCTTTCTTTGTATCATCATCTTGCGAAAAAATTTCAGACAACAAATATAATTTTTTAGAAACACTATGAGACAACCATTTAAACGTACGCTCAACATTTGCAACAGGTAAAGCCTCTGCTAATCTTAATTTACTTGCTTGTCCTATATATTGCCTCCAAAAAGGTGCAATATTCCACCTATTTCTATTAGAATCTTCCTTATCGACAACACGAAACGAAATATAATTATTTATAATACCAAAATACATTTCTTCAATACTAAAATCATTAACTACAAGTTGTTTAACAGCACGATCAGCACGCTCCTTTTTCAAACGCAACTCATGCCTAGTCCAAAATTCTAAACCTTGAATCGAATCACTATCTTTATTCTTTTTTTTCTGCTCTTCTAACTTATCATAAACAACCCATCTCAATTTACTAGAAGCACTTCCAAAATAAATCGTAGAACCCTGCAATCGTCCCTGTTCTAAATCAAAAGTTTCAACAACAAAACTTGTTTTCCAACGACTCAAACATTCTCTTCTTTTTATTTTAGACTTTAATTTTTTAACAGAAAAATAACCTACAAAATCATCAATAGCAATATCTAAACGGTCAACTTTAATCCAAGAAAAACCATGCTCGTCTGCAAATGCAATCCTATCAAACAAACCATACCAGCCAACAGAGGATAATGTTTCAAACCATCTGCAACCAGAACCAGACATAATAATTCTAGAACGATTATCAGCACCATGCATAAGAATGTGTATTTCTTCAAAAGAATATCTAGACAAATAACCATAAGACTTGTGAAAACCATCTATCTCCTTAGAAAAAACAGTAGGATCTAGACCTAAAAAACTACAAATAGATTCAAACTCTTCACCATAAACAAAAGTAAACTCCAACCAGTCCACACAAACCGAAAGAGACAATTTTTCAATATGTTTTTCCATACAAACACCTCTAAAACAATACAATAAAAGCAAAATAAAAACCGCGAATTTTTTGCCTAATTTTTTAAAAGAACCGTGAAAAAAACAAAGAGGGACGAACCCTAGAGCCACAAGCGTTTGGGGGCGATTGACCTGTATTTTCTACTGGGGTGTTACTAGCCCCCAGTAGAAACATGAAATCAGCCATTCAATTCCTTGATTTCAACAAATCATTCATTTCTTTATAATCCTTATAAGTCTGTAATAAAGCATAACGAATAACAGCTGAATCTTTAAGATCAAGACCTTCCATAAGTAAACATTCTTTAACATACTGCAACTTGTTATACTCATCTTCAGAAACTCTTAAATTCAAACGAATACCTTTAACTTTTGACATTATATAACCTCCTCAATTGAAGCATACAATGTCATACACCATATGTAAAGAGTTTCCATTTTCCTCCTTGTAAATATTATACCAATATATAAATCTTTTAACCTTCATTAAAAAATGGAAATTTTATCAATGATTTTCCGTGCATTTTTTTGTGAATTCTGTACAGATTTAAAAGTGACCTGAACCCAGTCTAGGGAAGGGATAGTGTAAATATCAGATGGCCCGGGAACCCCCGTGTTACTGGACGGGAGTTCCTCATTTCGCAACTGGAAATTTTCCTTCGAATTAGACAAACAAAACACCCACTAACTCCAAAATATTTATTATTAATTTCTCTTTTTCAATTCTCTTTCTTTCCAACCTTTAAACTCATCATAAAAAAGTTCTGGATTATCTGCTTTAAGATCACATAGAGCATCAGCATCTAAACGTTTAGATAAATCTAAATGAAAAACACCGTATTTTTTCTTAACAGGATATAACGGATAACCCATAATAAAAGCAAACTCTTCCCAATCAACAGAACGTTTTTTACTTCCACAACAACACTTTTCATCTTCACAGTTATACACACTCTCACAATCCAC